ACTATCACAGTGCCAATCGTAATATTGATTTAACTTATATTTTGTAAATTGACAAGACTCAGATCTTTCCCAATCATAATTCCAACCAGCCTTTTTATTTGCTTCGTGCACATACGGATGTAATTCTTTATATATCCAAGTATCATTAAGCCATACTAAATCAGAATTTCTTTTTCTTTTTAAATCTAACACTTCTTGTTTTTTTAATTTTCTATCACCATAACTACCTGTTCTAGCCATAACTTCTTTTTGTTGATTAGCATAAGCTATTACATCATCACAAAACCTTGGCGTCAAAGCAGATTTAAAATACCAATAATAATTAGATATATTCATACGTAGTTAAAGTTTATTACAACTCTCCTTTTTTGATCTGTACAAGTTGAACCTGCGTGTTCTAAATTTGAATTAAATTCTACATACTTATTTTCTTCACTACTTACTTTTTTACCATTTTTAAATATAGTATATCCATTACTATTATCTAAATATAAAATACCTGTAGTGCCTTTTTCTTGGTCTGTATGATATGAATGTTCAATAATTTTATCAGTTTTTGTTAATAAATTAGCTTTTACTCTATTTATTTTTTTATGTTTAATATGTTTTAATACCGGCCGCATAATATCTATCCACTCTCCCCAACACACCTCTTTGCCCTCTCTTATAAAAGAAAAAACAAATTGAAAATCTTTTTTACTTTTACCATAAATTATAGAATCATTATAATACCAAGGAAAATATTCCCCCATTATAGTTTCTTTTAATTTTTTAAATGTATTTTTGGGTAAAAAATTTTTATATATATTCATAAGTTATAGTTTGTACAAAATTTAAACTATCCTTTTGATTGTTAGTTAAGTAATACATACAAGTTGATGGAAACATAATAAATTTATTATTAGTAAGTTTTATGTCCCAAGATCTACCTTTACGTCTATTATCTTCATAGTGTATTCTAACCATACAATCCTTAACGTTTACACCATATAATAATGTATAATCTGGAGAGTTACGTAAATCTACTGGATCTATATTTAACAACGGAATTGTAGTCTCGTTAGGTTTATATGTATTTCCCCACGTTTGTTTATTAATTAAAGTAAATTCATAATTTAAATATATATGATCTCTCATATAAGTGTTTAACATATCGAATGTTCGTGAAAATGGAAAAGGTGAATCTGTAACGTTAGATTTTAAAATATCATTTTGTAATTTATTTCGGTCAATGTCCCAATCTTTAGGCATTGCCACGTCACCATAATATAAATCTATTTCAGATAATACTTTCTTTTGCATACCACATACCTTTTTAATTTATGCTTGTTTGTCTGTCAAGTCCCAAGACTGGCCGTCTTCATTCCAGTTATACTCCCAAGAATGTGTACCAGCTTCATTTTGTGAATTTTGTTCTGCAGTTAATGCAGGAGCATCACCGATTGGTGATTTCCAACTTGCAGTTGTAGTATCTTTTACCCAAGATGCAAAAGGTTTTTTAGGCCAAAAAATATTATTATCTTCGTCCCACTCATAACCTATACCTGCATAATTTCCTCTAAAAGGTGTTCCGCCATTTGTATGTGTGTTACTTATTGTATTGTAAGATGTTTGAATCCACATTTGTGCAGGCCAGTTATTGTGTGTTTCTAACCACTGTTGACCTACTGTTTCATCTTCAACACCATCAGCGTTTAACATCTTATCATTATCCATAGTTAACACTTGGATAACTTTTCCGTTAGATCCTAGTTTTGCAAAATGTGCCATAATGTTTCTCCTTATATATTAAAATTAATCACCATTCAACTATTGAAATTTATACCTTATTATTACTACACCAGAGCCACCATTACCTCCAACAAAATTAATATTATTTCCACCACCACCGCCACCACCAGTGTTTGCTGTTCCAGCTCCACCATTTGCTGCACTATCTGGTGCTCCGTTTCCACCACCGCCTGCACCACCTGGTCCTGGTGTATATCCTTGACCGTGAGGTGATCCACCACCTGCAGATCCACCACCGCCACCTCTTGTTACTGCAGAAGATGTTATAGAAGATGCTAAACCTGCACCACCTGTGCCTCCAACTGGAGTGCTTGGGGGAGTTCCACCTACTGCTCCTGCTCCTCCACCACCAGCAGCAGCATATCCTCCACCTGATGGGCCACCCGTTGCACCATTATTACCTTGTGGTGGACTAACTGGAGGTGTGTTACCATTACCACCAGATGCACCATAAGATCCTCCTCCACCTGAACCACCAGGATTTCCTGGTTTTATAGGTGCCACATCCTCGGTTCCCCCATATCCTCCACCTGCTGATGTTATTGTTGAAAAAATTGAATTACCACCATTTGTTCCTGCTTGTCCTGGAGACGCTGGCATACTAGCAGCTGTTCCTCCTGAACCAACTGAAACTGGAGTAGCTCCTGGTGAAACTGGTAAACCAGAAGCACCTAATGGACTCGGACCTGCTGAATAACAACCTGATGAAGTACCATTTGAAAATCTGTATCCACCTGCTCCTCCACCACCACCATAGTCTGCACCACCGCCACCACCTCCAGCGACAACTAAATAATCAACTACAGCTAGTGGGCCAGATCCTGCTGAAACACAAAAAGTTCCAGGGCCTGTAAATGTGTGAACTTTAAAATTTGTGCAAACTGTTGTTATTGTTCCACCAGTCGCTGTTATAAAAGCTGGTTTAGGTAAATCAGAATCTGTAGCTGCTTCGACTGCTAACCAACCTTTTGTGTCATCAGAATATACCATAGTTACAGCTTGACCCTCTACAGTAATAACAGCGTCTGCTGTTTCTCCAGCAATTTTAGAACTGTTTCTACCGATTGTTAAGTTGTTAGTATCAAAAGTATTTGCATAATCTTTAAATGCCACGATAGCTCCTGCGCTTGGAGATGAAGGAAGAGTCATTGTAACTGCTCCTGATGAAGTGTCTATAAAATATCCTTCACCATTAGCTGCTGTAAAATTTGCTGTCTTAATTGATGTTTGCCAGTCTACAGTTCCTGTTCTACCAAAACCTGTTTGTGTTCCAGAATTTGTTATTGTTGCACCAGCAGGAATTGTAATAGTGTCTCCACTATCTCCTAACTGAACTGTACCACAATTTGTTCTTGGACTAATTTTATTTACTTTTACTTCACTCATAATTATTGAACTTTATACCTTATTATTACCACTCCTGATCCTCCTGCACCAGATGTTCCTGATGGGTTATTAGCTGCACCTCCACCACCACCAGTATTTGCAGTTCCAGCAGTTCCTGATCCACTTTGATTAGTTCCTGCACCTCCACCACCAGAACCTCCAGCTCCAGCAGTTCCAGAGGAGTAAGCGCCTCCACCGCCACCACCAGCATAAGTTGTTGGTGTTCCATTAATACTTGTTGTTGCACCTGCTCCACCTGCTCCAGCACCAGATGTTGCTCCATTTACTCCGACAGCAGTTGCTCCTCCACCACCGCCTCCACCATAAGATGGTCCACCAGCACCAGTGCCATTACCACCATTTGATCCTTGAGCTGGACTAACAGGTGGTGTATTTCCTGCACCTCCTGGATTAGTATCAGCACCTCCACCACCTGATGCACCAGCTATTCCAGGATTATTATATGCACCTGCGCCACCACCTGCAGATATTATAGTCGAAAAACTTGATGTATTTCCAGCATTTCCTGGATTTTGAGGAGAAGAAGCAGCTCCTCCACCACCTACTGTTATTGGAAAATTTGTTGCTGTTACTGTTATAGCACCAGCACCTTCTAAGGGAGATGATGTATAAGGTGTTGTCGGACTTTTATCCTCTCTAAATCCTCCAGCTCCTCCACCTCCAGAACCATTGTTATTATTGTTTCCAGCACCACCACTTGCACCTGCACCTACTACAATATATGAAACTTGATTGTTTGATGCACAACCAGCTAATCTACTAACTGAAAAAGTTCCTGGACCTGTAAATGTATGAATTCTGTCATTACCAGAATTTGTAATTGCTCCTCCAGTAGCACTTATAAAATTCATTCCAATAAATCCTGTGCCTTCTTCAACCGCTAACCAACCTTGTGTTGCATCAGCATAAACTAAAGTTAAACTTTCATTGTCTGTATTTCTAACACTATCATCAGCATTACCATTTAAATTAGATCCACCTCTTCCAATTGTTAAATTAGCTGTTGCAAAATTACTAGCATAATCTTTAAGAGCTACAATATCTCCAACTGATGGAGAACTTGGTAAAGTTAATGTAAATGCTCCAACACTTGCTGTGTCACAAAAATATCCTTCTCCTGAAACAGCTGTAAAGTTTGCAGTTTTAATTGATGTCTGCCAATTGACAGATCCTGATCTTCCAAAACCTGATTGTGATGCACCTGATGCTAGTGTAACTGTATCTCCACTTGCACCAATAGTTATAGTGTTGCTAGACTCTTTTATGATGTCTGCTCCACATGTGTTTTGTATTGTATTTACTTTAATTGTACTTGTCATAATTATTGAAAT